CTGTAGTACCTGTAGTACCTGTAGTACCTGTAGTACCTGTAGTACCTGTAGTACCTGTAGTACCTGTAGTACCTGTAGTACCTGTAGTACCTGTAGTACCTGTAGTACCTGTGGTGCCAGTGGTGCCAGTGGTGCCAGTGGTTTCTGTAGTACCTACAGCCACAGGAACTGTTGAGTCATCCTTTATAACCGACTTAATTACTTGATCTAAACTTTCAGAAGAGCTTGTATTAAGTATATCTATTAAAGAAAGTTCATCTTCTTCAGAAACATCTCCTTCTGCTGCTTCGCCGCCGGTAACATCGCCTAACTCTCCGGAAGAAAAAACATAGTCACCGTCTTCAGTCCAGTTAGGGTCTTCTTTAACGTCCACCCAGTTATCTGGATTTGTATAAATTTCTTCAGAAACTTGAGAAATACCGTTTGACTCTGATACAATACCTTCTTGAGCTAAAACATCTGGGTCAATTAAAACCCAATACCCACCTTCTCCTGTATAAACCCATGGCCCATTTCTAACTACCCATGGCTTTGATTCAGCAGTGCCATTGTCAGAACCACCTCCAGCACCTCCAGCACCTCCAGCACCTCCAGCATCATCAGCACCTCCAGCACCTCCAGAACCTCCAGCACTATCAGCACCTCCAGAACCTCCAGCACTATCAGCACCTCCAGCACCTCCAGAACCTCCAGCACTATCAGCAGAACCACCGCCGCCTGCGTTATCTTTTATTACTATTTCTGTAGGCGTTACAAGGACTCCCCCACCAAAACCACCGGACAATATTTCATGAGTTTGGTTGTTTACAATAGTACCGTCGTCTAAAACTACGTCTTTACCTAAGTTAAAGTCAGCTTCTTGATCTGTGGTTAAATAAACGCCACCACCTTCTCCTCCACCATCATCGGTAGTAATAGCACCAGCATCGTCATCATCAATGGAACTGTCATTGATATAATCAGTTACAATGTCGTCAGTTCCTTTAATAGTACCTTTTTTACCACCTAAGATTTCATTGATTTCTTCAGTAGTTGGGTTTCTATCTAGCTCTGCCCGAAAGATCCTGTTGAGATCTTTTATGTTTATCGTATTGTCTTTTACGTAGTCCGAAACAGCACCGCTTATTTCAAACTGCCTAGATCTTTCGTCAAGCTTACTCCAATCGTCTCCCCACTCTTCTTCAAGACTATTTAAGATTCCTTGTATTTCTTCGTCAGTTGCGTCTGAGTACCTTCTGCCCTCAAAGATTTCCTTAACGTAGTCTTTATTTAGATAAGGGTCTTCACTGCCAACAACTTCAACTACTTCCTCAGTAGTTCCCATGAGATCTTCATCAGCCTCTAAGGAGACTACTTCTTCTTCTTCGTCTTGAGTTGTATCAACAGCTTCAGGTACTACACTTTCAGGATCAACAGTGTCTTTAAAGTCCTGTATACCTTCCGCAAGATCTTCAACAGCGTTTGAAACATTTTTAACATCTTGGTATAAACTAATAACATCTAAAATACTATTTAAACCACTTACAGTGTTTTCAACTGTATCTGCTGTGCTTGTAAAAGACAAAACATTATTAAGTGAATTATAGGTACTTGTGGCTGTTTGTATTCCTCCTAAAGCTGCTAAAGCACTGCCAATAGCAGACCCTATTCCTGCTTGTAAAACTACTTTAATAGCTTGACTAAATAACTGACCTGCAATGTCTAAAGCATCGTAAGGCTCTTCCGTCTGCTTGTACTCACCTAAAGCTACATCGTCAAACTGTCCGTAGTTAAGTTCGTACTGTGCCCCGTCTGGAGATGAAACACCTATAGGTATCCCAGCTTGTTCCGCAGCAGCTCTAATAGCGTTTACGTATTCTTGCTGTGTTATTCTATCAGCAGTAACACTAACACCTCTTTCTGCGCCTTTAGGCCCACCCATGCCCTGCATAGGGTCAGCGGAGATAGATCCTAAAGTACCGTCTGGACCTGTAGCAGTACCGCCTAAAAACTCTGAAATGTTGTCCCATTGAGAAGCAAGATAAGCACCAAACTCATCAGCAGACCCTGTAAACTCTTCTATCTGATAGCCTTCGGCTTTAATCAAAGAATTAAAGTTTTCAGTGCCCCAGTAGTCTTCAACCTGCTCTGCTGTATAAGTACCGTCAATTAAACCGTTTAGTACAGCACCGCCTCTTACATTACCCCATTCTTGTCTAAACCTCCTAACAAGATCTTTTTGCTCGTCAGTACGTTCACCTTTAATACCAAAGTAAGCTTTAGGGTCTTCTACATCCCACCAACCTAAAGGTTGTCTTTCTTCTATATTGTCTGGAAAACTTCCATAGAAAGAACTGGCTGCTGCACCACTTTCATAAGGACTTACAGACGAACTTGACTCAAACGTACCTCCCTCAAGCCCCAGTCGCCCCATAAACTCGTCAGGTGTGTATGTTTTAGTCGCAGCGTCTCCGGTAAAACCAAACGAACTTAAGTCTTCAATAAAAGTATTAGTTGCTGGATCATACGTTGCAAACACACCAAAGTCTTGAGCTGCTGGTGAGTTATTATATCTGTCTACTAAATTTTGAAAACTATACGTAGCCATTACTTAGACACTCCAGATTTCTTCTCGTAAGTTCTCATTGCACCTAAGCCTAACATACCCATCAACACTGGCATCATTGTCTCCAAAGGCACCAGAGGTATCACTATGTCTATACCAAATAAAGCCAAAACAAAGTTACTAAACGGGATGGTAATAAAGTTTCCAAACATACCTAAGCCACATGTCCAGCCAATGAAGGGCCTCCATCCACTTACGAACACATTGGAGTTAGCTGCTTCCACAGCATTGATCTCCATCTGACCCTTAGCAATCTCTTGAGCATGTTCCTCAGCCATCGTAGCGACTTCATGGGCTAACTTAGCCTTAGTGTCAGCATCAGGTATAAACTTGTCTAGCAAGCCCGTGACAGGCCCTATGAGCTTATCAATCATTTTTCTTGTTCCACAACTCAAACAAAGTCTTAACCTTCTCTTCCACTACGTCCATACGGGACATGAGTTTACCTAATGTCAACACAAGGATAATGAAACCTACAAAGATGGGCCAAATGGAACTAATTAAATCAACGTACTCCATTGTCACACTGGCCTATCTTAATTTCCAAGTCGTTTATCTTTGTCCTGAGTTCCCTGACTTCTCCTGACTGTTCTTCCAAAGCCATAATCTTAGCGTTCTGGATTAGGTCATCAGGTAATGCACCTCTGAGTCCCAGAGGCCACTCACGTACAAATGCTGCGTTTTCCTTTATGGTCATGTCCTGTATTGACTGACCGTGTTCTAATGTAGTAATACGGCTGTTTAGCGTCACGTAGGCTGCTGTAGCTACAACTAAGGAAGCTCCTAAGCCTATCAAGTTACGCAGAGGTACAGTAACTTTAGTCTCGTCACTAATCTCCGGCATTGAACCAACCTTTTACAGTGTCAGTCTCAATGATTCTAATTACAGTCCATACAATGCTCAAAGCAGCAGCCACAGCAGGAAGCCAGCCCATCAGGGTTGACACTGTTGTTGTTACTGCCACAACGTCTACTACGGCTTTTGCTTCTTCTTGCATTATTGTTTTGCCTTACCAATGTTGACAGCCAGTAGGTCTACAAACTTGTACAGCTTTGCAATCCACTCGTCGTCTTTAGGTGTCGGAGTTACTGCTGCGATGATACTTGCGACAGTGACTATGGTTGTTACAATGGATACTATGCCCATCAAGTCCATTACCATGGTACTCCTGCTGCCTGAGTTGGGTTCTTGTCTGCTTCAATCTGAGCAGCCAGTGATGCCTCAATAGCGTCCTTGTCTACTTCTGCTTGCACCCAGCCAATAACATCTGCTTCAGTCAGCGAGTCATAAGCAATGAACCCAGAAGCAGAAGGATCAGGAGTGAACCCGCAAGTGCCGTAGGATGAAGCTGAAAAGTCACCGTCTACCGCAGTAGCTCGCCAGTGGGCAACGACTACGCCACCGTCTGATAACTCACGTTCTAAAGTTGAGATTGTCCAAGTTGTCATTATTCAGTCTCCTGTAATTCTTTTAATGGTTCGACAATGACTTTGCCGTTTTCGTCAGTCCAGCTTGTATCAAACATATGTTGGTCATGACGTTCTCCAATGACCATCCACGAGATTGTGTCAGTGCATGTATTATCTTGGGCTGTAATAATCAGTGTGTTTCCAGACACAGAGCCTTTAACTAACGTCCACCCAGATTCATTGCTGGTAAAGCATTGCGTGTTAGTGTTAAGTAAAACGTAAGTGCCTTCTGTCATTCCCGCAGCGTCATCAATGTTTACTGTTGCCGAACCGTCTACAAGATCTACCTTGCCTCTGTAGATATTATCTGCCTGTGGTGATTCCACAAACGAGTGAACAAGGTGATGCGTTTCAGTCTTTTCAGGTAGTGGATGGTCAATTTTAAATGAGCCTGATCCTTTAGATATTGCTCCTGATAGGTAGAGATTTGTGAACTCTAAACCAGTGTCTCCTAACTCAACATTGCTGTTATACGCTCCAGCCGCATCACAAGGAACGATCCTGTTGTTGTCTTTATCAAGTTGAAGCCCTAAACCATCGCCAGTTGCTATGTAAAGCCTGTCACCGCTAACTACACCAATACTACCGACTGTGGTGTTGTCTTTGCGGAAGTCAACAATATCACCATCACTTGTTGTCCGATTAAAAAGACCTGATATGTTGCCGCTTCTTGATGCAACCAAAATACCACTTGGCTGAATATCAACACCAAGATTCGCTGCTCCTGCCGCAGTCTTACCCACCAGCAAGTTGCCGCTGGCATCAATCCTAGCCTTCTCCGTTGGAGTTGTTGAGCCAGCGTTGCAAGTATCCAATCGTATATACCCACCATCAGCACCAGTTGCTGTCTGGTAAAGTCTAATGGCCGCCACATCGCCGCGAGTGGATTGACCTGTAAACGTGCACCCAGCGGTGGCGACATCTAAGTTCTGTTTATAATTGAAGCCTCCGCCGTCACTTCTAAGGTCAAGTTCCCCTCCAGTTCCTTTAGCTATCTTTCCTGACAGGTGTAGGTCTTTGAAGCGTCCACCTGACGCTTGTCCTAAATCAATGGCAGCATCTCTAGGTGAGCCTGCGGAATCACAAGGCAGTATTTTACTAAAGTCTCCTAAGAAGGATAAGCCTGTGGAGTCATTAACCATGTACAAGCGTTCACCACCGTTACTACTGCCAATACTACCGACTGCTGTGCCGTCTTTGCGGAACTGAAGGATGTCACCGTCTGAGCTTGTTCTGTTAAAAATGCCAACAATAGCGCCTGATTTTGCTGCAGAAACCAATCCGTTTCCCCAAAGTGCCGTACCTCCACCCGATGTGAGATTATAGGTAGCCTCATCAGTAGTACCCACCAGCACGTTGCCTGATGAACCATCAAAAGTTGCAATACGTCCTTGTTTACCATTTCCTACTATAAAATCTCTGTAACGGGAAGCTCCATCCTGATAGCCATTATAATTCATCCAAGTTGCCCAAGAATCATTATCTTGGCTGTAACCACTATTATAAGTGTTAGGTGCTGTTCCACTTATGTAACCATCACCAGTTGCACTAAACTTAATATTGCCAGAGGCATCAATGCGCATGCGTTCTGTCAAAGAACCACCAGCAGCTTGTGTGCCAAAAGTCAAAGCAGCAGCGTCGTCTGCACCAGTGCGTATTGTCTTAATAGACGCAACGCTATCTGTACCATTTCTTACTACAAAATCAAAAATGTCACCGTCGCTTGTTTGAGTACCATCTGCATAAAAAGCTGTGGTGCCTGCGCTGGAGATATGCAACTTAGCGTAAGAAAGAGGCGTGACACCAATGCCGACGTTGCCGCTGGCGTCAATTCGCATGGCCTCAACCGCAGTAGCTGAACCAGACGCGGAAGTCCCAAAAGTTAAAGCTGTGGCTGTGCCTGATGAGTTCTGTCCTATTGCCCTTATATTAACTTTTGCCCCTGTACCATTGGTGGAGCTGTCATTAGAATAAAAATCAATTCCACCAATAACACCATTAGTCGTTAAAGTTGTGTCGGAGCTTTCTAATGTAAGAATTGCCCCTGTAGAAGTTGAGGCATTAATGGCTGTTTTCGGACTATCAGTACCAATCCCGACGGAGCCTGTAGTAGTCACTGTGCCGGTTACGTCTACATTTCCCTCTGGATTCAGCCCTATCTCAACAACGGCACCTGCTGCATTCTCTGTGTACAGCCTTCCGTTTTCTGTGTCTACTGCAAGCTCACCTCTTACTAAGTCTGAGGCTGCTGGAGCATCTGATCCATATTTAGTTACAATTGTTGTAGCCATTGTTTAAGTTCCTCTTTAGTAAGTGCCGCCTGAAAGCGTACCTGTTGTCATATTCGTTGCATTTAAAGTTGAGTCTGATTGTAGTGCTGAGTCTGCCAAAGCGCCTTGTGCTGACGTAGCTGCATCTGTAATCCCGTAGCCAGCTAATGTAGTAGGTTTGCCCTGTAGTTCAGCAAAGGTTAAACCGGAGCCTGAGTCAATCCAGTTAGAACCGTCGTACACTCGCATAACGCCAGTGGTTGAGTTGTAGTACAAAGCGCCGGTAACTAAGGCATTACCGTCGTTGTCAGTAGTTGGGTCTGAAGTCTTGCTACCTAAATATCTATCATCAAAAGAGTCTAAGGCTGATGCCGCTGACGCTGCGCTGCTTGCTGCCGCTGTTGCGCTAGAAGCCGCCGCTGTTGCACTGTTAGATGCGTTGGTTGCGGAGGTTGCAGCGTTGGTCTCTGATGTGCCAGCGTTTGTTGCAGACGTTGCAGCGGCTGTAGCAGAATTGCCAGCATTTGTTTCAGAAGTTGCTGCATTAGTTGCGGAAGTGCTTGCTTCTCCAGCTTTGGTGGTTGCTGTGGTTGCGCTGGTGGCAGCACTGGTTGCGCTAGTTGCTGCTTCCGTTGCCTTAGTCGTAGCTGTAGTCGCGCTGGTGGCTGCACCGGTGGCACTGGAGGCTGCGTTGGTTTCTGATGTAGACGCATTGCTTTCACTCGCTGATGCTGCCGTTGCACTTGCTGCTGCGTTAGTTGCGCTAGTACCAGCATTAGTGGCACTCGTAGCAGCGTTACTTTCACTTGTGCCAGCGTTAGTTTCGCTGGCTGCTGCATTAGTTTCACTGGTGCTTGCTGCTGTAGCGGAACCAGACGCATTGGAGGCACTTGTAGAAGCCTCCGATGCTTTAGTTGTAGCAGTAGTAGCACTGGTTGCTGCGTTAGTCTCTGACGTACCTGCATTGGTAGCAGAGGTTGCAGCATTAGTCGCGCTAGTAGCTGCGTTAGTCTCACTTGTTCCTGCGTTAGTTGCACTTGTAGCAGCATTGGTTTCGCTTGTACCGGCATTAGTGGCGCTAGTCGCTGCTGCGGTTGCACTCGCTGCTGCTGCGGTAGCGTCTGTACTTACACCTGCTTCGCTGTTAGCAGCGTTGGTTGCGCTGGTTGCCGCTGCGGTTGCAGAGGCTTCAGCTTCATTTGCTTTTGTAGTAGCAGTTTGAGCGTAGACTGCTATTTGACTGGCGTAGGCATCTGTACTACTGTCCCCAGAGCCTCCGTCCCCTCTAAATATCGCCATACTTACTCTCCGCTGTTACTAAAAAAATAAACGAATAAAAAGTGAGGTACTAACCCGAAGGTGTTCCCTCACACATATTTTTATAGATTAAGCGGCTACAGCCAATACAAAACCTGATTCTGGACGTAACGTCTTAACACCGTAAAGCGTATCTGCGGTGTAAAGCGTACCCAAGAACTCTTGCTTGTACTGAGTCTGTGAGCGGATGCCCTGCTGCTCAGCCATTACCATCGTGTCTTTGTGGACAAGGAAGGCGGCTTTAACAGTGGTGCTGTGAGTCAAAGGACAGTTGCTGGTTACGAATACGTCAATGCCGTACAAGTTACCAATCTTGCCGTTTTGTACACCCCGACCGTCAACAAAGTCAGAAGACACATAACGCTCAACACCCATAATTGCATTACGGAGTGAAGGAGGTACAACAAATGAACGGTTGTCCATCGGTACGTCTGCGTCGTCCATCTTTTGAATCAAAGCTCGGAAGCCAGCATCAGTAAAAGCATTTACAGTACCTGCGCCTGCGTAAGCGTCAAGTCCGGTGCCACCTGAATTAACAATGAACGTAGCACTGTTAGTCCAGTCTGATCCGTCACCGTCACCGAAAGACTTACCCAAAGTGAACAAGTCATTGTCTACTTGCTTAGCAAGAGCGTAACCTGCGTCTCCGGTGTAGAACTGTCGGAGTGAAGACAAAGCTTGTGCTTCGGTGATGTCTTCAATCATACGAGAGTATTCAAAGTGCTTGTCAATTACGACTTGTACTTCACCCTCAGTGTCAGCCTGAATAGTAACAGCGGTCTTTGCTGCCTTAGCAGTAGCAACGCCTCTGGTGGGCTTAGGAATATGGATGGTGTCACCCTTCTTACCAGTCATTGACATCTTCTTAACAAGATTAGCAAGGACAAGGTTAGACTGATATGCAGCAACGATTTCGTCACTCCAAATCTCGGGGATAAAAGTTGCGGCGCGGGCATTATCTACCGCACCTGTTTGACTGGGATATACTGAAGTAGCCATTTTAAGATTTCCTTAATAGATTAGTTTCGTACCCTCCCTTCTTGATAAGCCTTCATGATCTCTTCGGACAATGACTGATATCGTTCAGGGTCTGTACGCATAAGTTTAATAATGTCTGCCCTTCGGTAAATCTTTCTCTTTTTAGATTCTGTACTGCCCTTAGCGGAGCCTGTAGCTGCCTTCTTAACAGCTTGTTTGCGTCCTGCCTGTTCAGCCTGTGCTGTCTGTTGGACAACCTGATTACGTTCCTTCCATAGATTAAACAGCTCATTGGCTGCTTCGTAATCGTACTGTTTGTCCGCTTGTCCAAACAACTGAGTCCGTATCTTAGATGCTTTAATCCAATCTGCAAACTTTTCGTCCTTTAGGATTGTCTCCATGTCAGGATGATTGGCCTGTAGCTGAGACAGTGCAGTAGTCTTTCTGTACTCTGCGTTAATCTGTTCAGCTTCCCTAATCTTAGGGTGATTGTCTATTGCCCTTTTTACGGCAGTCTCTGGGTCAGAGAAAAAATCTACCTCATCAACAGTTTCATCTTGTTGCTGTGGTGCTGATTGTTGCGAGAGTTGTGTCTGAATGTAACTATCAACGACTTGTCTAAGCTCACCGACTTCCGCACTTTGACGGCCTAAAAGCTTCTCAGCTTCTTGGTGCATCCTTACAAGATCTTCGGCTGATTTACCTCTGTACTTGTCCGGTATTTGTGCTTCTTCGTTGTCTTCTTCAAACTGAGTTTCCTCTACTTGAGGTTCAGCTTGTTGAGCTTCTTCGGTTTGTTGTTCGTCGTCTTCCAAACGCTCGTCTATAAGTGTAGCCATTATTAAATCTCCGTACTAACGTATTATGGAGTGATATGGTTCATGTAGAAAGGTCTGCTAAGAGTTTGCCTTTCTTTCTTGCTTCATCTTCTGTTCGCGTTGTTTCGCCCACTTCATAGTCGCACCTACAAAGTCCCCACTGATGGGGTCAAGTGAGCAACGGACAGGAGATATAATTCTTTTAGCAGTTTTACTGCACAAACCACACAAATGTTCTGTAACGTCGGAGGCCACTAAAGCCTCCGTAACGTGATTGTCAGGACATCTGAAATCAAAAAGTAAGCGCATTAAGCGGCTTCCTCTTGACCCTCAGCTTGTGGGTTGTTGCGTTCTTCTATAACGCTGTCTAGTTGTGCTTCAAGATTGAGGATGTTAGCCATAACAGCCAACTGACCTTTACGGAAGAATAAGTCATTTTCATCCTTAGCAGCTTCAACGGAGTTCACGTTAGGTACGCCTCCTTTGATGTCATTTAAGAAATATTCCCAACCTTCGCTACGGAACATCTCTTGCATACTTCGGGTGTAATTTTCAAATTCTTGATCGTTCATCTGTTTCTCCTCTATGGGACAGTTTAAGTAATGTACTCAATGTACATCTTTATTATAGCACATTTTGGTCTAAAAGTCAAGTATTATTTTAGTAACCTTTTTTTACTGTTTTCTTCTTAGGCTTAGCCTTTCCCGCCGCTTTCTTAGCCGCAGCCATACCTGCTTTAGTGTAGGGATACTTCTTTCCTTTTACCATTGGCATTATTTCTTACTCCTCTTTTTAGCTGTCTTAGCAGCTTGTTTAAAGTTTTTGGCTGTAGGAGCGCCCTTAGCGCCCTTCTTTCTCATCTTCTCCCCACTACCCGCAGCAATACGCTTACGTTTAGCGTGAATATTATCGTACAAGCCTGCCACTACCACTTCTCCTTATTTGCCCAGTACGCTGCTGACATTTTACCTTTTGCAATATTCTTTGCATGACGAGCTTTAAATGACTTGCGTCTGGCTTTATCTTTCTCAGACTTAGGGGCTTTACCCGCACCACTGACTCCCTGTTGTCCAAACCTAATAGTTTTAACCTTGTCACCTTCTTTAGCAACTACTACGTGCGACTTAGTAGGGTGGTTAGGAGTCCTCTTCGGTTTGTTGAACCCGCTTACTCCCGCCCTTGCTAGTCTTGGGTCTTTCGTCGTTGACACTTTCTAAAGCCTCCAGTCTACTAAATATTAAATCAAAGTTACGGTTAATCTGTGCTACTACTTCTTCCAGTTCTCTGTTACTGACCATTTGGCCCTCTTGGTTGCATTGGGATTGCAGCTCTGCTGTTTGTTGTGGTATTGTTAGGTTTATTCTTCATAGATTTTTCTTTAAGTAACATGTCAGCTACTTTAAGTCTACGTTCAAACTCCTTGTCGTCCTCCGTTCCTGCTTTAAGATTAGTCGTTACAGCCTTCATGCGGTCAATCTCAAGCTCCTGAGGCATAAGCTGTGTCTCCATAGCAATCTTCTGTGCCCTTGCCTGAGACTCCTGAGCTTGCCCTGAGAGAGCCGCTGTTTGAGACTGTTGAAACTGCATCTCGGCTTGCTGTGCAGCCTGTTGTGCCTGTTGTTGCTCCGGTGAGGGTTGTCCTGCTTGCTCTAAGCGTTGGATCAAGTCTTCACGGTTAGACACATTCATATTGTCTATGATTGCTGAAATCAAAGCACTGTACAAAGGCGAGTCTGCCTTCATAGTCTGTAGCAACTGTACAAGCTGTGTGACTTCGTACTCTCGGGCCATAATACCCAAAGTGGACGTAGCGTTAAACTTGTAGTCAGCAACAGGGTAGTTCTCAGGATCAAACTGCATGTATCTGTGTGCAGCTTTGGTTACAAAGGGAATTAGGAAAGATTCCTGAAAGTTAATTAATGTACGCTTGTGGCGCTTAATAATAGCACCAAGAGACATACTAATACCAGCAGCCGTTGCTTCACCGTTAATACTCCCTGCTATACCCGCTGAGTCAATGGCTCCTGTAGCGGTCTGTACCATCTTCTGTAGTGCGTCAGCCTGTGCAAAGGTAATCTGACTGACTTGCCCAAAGTTGAAAGGTTGTAGGATCTCCGCAGGATTACCGTTGGTCAAGATAAGCTTACCTGCACGTACTTCCGGTTTAGACCCTCTCGGAATACGTGTAGCGTCCATAGCCATCATAGGATGCACTGTGAGGGCCAAAGCGTCTATACGTGCTCTGATCTCTGCGTCCAGTGCCTTTTGGCTGTTGTAGCCCTTCTCACAGACTCCTCTGCCCCAGAAACGTGAAGGTACTACGTCCCATGGGAAAGCAACAATGGGTCTGTCGCCCATCATGTAAGGATTCTCTTCCGCTTTTAACAAAATACCACCGTTGGCGATAACAACAATGGCTTCAGTGTAGTAGTTCTCGTCCTCATCGTTGAGCATACCACCGTCTTCGCCCAACGCTACAATTTCCTCTTCCTCATCACTGTCTTCGGAACGTGCCAACTGAGCCTGTGCGTCCCGCAGTAAGTAAGTAGGCACTAAACCGTAATACTTAGTTAGGCGTACTTTATCGTCCGAGTACGTTGTTAGGTCTTGGTCAGGCTCAATGTCAAAGTCCGGTGCTGCTGTGCCTATGTGACACTTCTTGTAGACTCCTGTCTCCTGTAGCTGCTCTACGGTGTGTGCGGAGACAAACTCATCCACAGCCACACCCAGAGATTCATCTACATTTGTAGCAACGGGGTCAATTAAAAAGTTCTGAGGCATTACGGGACGTAGGCTAACCACAGTCCTGTCAGTAATGTTTACCCCTACAGCAGTCAAGTCTCCACCCATAATAGGCTGGGTGGCTGGTTTCATTTCTTTTTCTTCGGAGATAACAACTTCAGCGACCCCTGTACCAAAGACAGCGGAATTGATAAGACACTCCGCAACGGCCTTCCTAACTTTAGTCTTCTCAAAGTCTTGATGCAGATGAGTACGGAGATATACAATGTCAGCTTTGTCAGGGTCATTAGAATCATCCCTGATGTCAAAGAATTTACCTCTACCAAATGTCGCTTCTTCAATCTCTGCAACGGAACTCTCCACTGCTTGTTGTAGGGCTGGGCTAATAATCTTAGACCTTTCGGACTCTCTGGTTACATCCTCCTGTGCCCAGATACCCCTCCAAAGTCTGTAGTATTCATCAAACTTTTGTGCGTAGTTGGCTTCAAAGTGATCCCGCCAATCATCACATTTAGTGATAACCCAGTCTTCAAGAGCTTCTTGAATCATTAGGGGTTTGCTGTCTTCGTTGTAATCTTCCATATTTTAATATCCTGCTACGGAGTCTAAAGTCTCAAATTCGTC